TTATAAGGTCCCTGTAGCTGATTTCTTTCCAGTTGATATCGGTGACGGTGCGTGGAGTGACGAGATTGTCCAGAACTTGACCTTTCAAACCGGTGGTGATTTTTTCGATGGTGACATTGATACACAATCAGAAACTGGCCGAATTGCGCAAGTTGACACTGGATTGGCACCTATTAGAATGCCGATCTTCACATGGGCAAAGCAGGCAGTCTGGACCATTGCGGATATTGCCAAGGCAGCGCAAGCGTCAAATTGGGATTTAATATCTGCAAAAATGAACTCTCTAAAAACCGACTGGGATTTAGGCGTTCAGGAAATGGGTTTTTTAGGGCATCGTTCAAACGCCTTAATCACTGGTTTACTGAATGATCCAGAGGTCAACATCAACACTACGTTGATCCCTGTTTCCATTTCAGCAATGTCAGAAACTCAATTTTCAGCATTGGTTGAGGGTATTTTAACGGCTTATTTCGTAAATTCCAACAGCACTGAAGACCAGCCAGATAAGTTTGTAATTCCTACAAGTGATTATCTTGGTCTTGTGGGTCCTGCTTCTCCAACGTTTTTCAATGTGTCGAAAATCACGTACTTGCTGGAAGCACTCAAGGAAGCGACTCGAAACCCTAATTTTAAAATCCTACCTTTGGCGTATGCGCAAGCTGACCAAAACGCTTCAAGAGGGATTGATAAAAACAGGTACTCTCTTTACAAGTCCGATCCGGAAACTATGAAGATGTCTATTCCAATCGATTTCAATCTATTGGAATCCGCCACAGCGAACAACTTCAACTGGACGCAACCGGCCTATGGTCGCTGCTCAGGTGTGTTGATCAATAGAAAGCGGGAAGTTCTTTATTTTGATGAAACAGCAGTATAAGAGTAGAGCATTTAGCCGGGTTAATCCCCGGCTTTTTAATTTTCAAACCTGAACCCACTCAATAAGATGTCGAATCAAAAAATCAGAGTACACAACAAAGGGAAGCGTGAATTCACCATCCCCCCAGAAAAAAAATTTGGGGGAGACGGAAAAGAAATTAAAGGGGGTAAAAAAAGGATGCTCCTACCTGGTCGAGCGATTGAACTCGAAAAGGAAACTGCTAAGAAATATATCAAGGCTTATCCACGGGAACTTATTGAATTTGATTCCCTGGTATCCGGTGAAAAGAAAAACCTCACCAAAGAAAATTCCCGCCTTGAATCCGAGAGCAAAAGATTAAAAACCGCTAATCAAGTCCTGACAGACAAGGTTTCTGAACTGGAGTCTGAAGTTTTAGAGTTAAAAGGGGATCTTGATTCTTCTTCAATCTTGGTAGATGAACTTAATATGGAACTTGATTCTAAGAATTCAGAGATCAAGGCGCTAACAGAAGCAAAGGCTAACAAAAAAGAACCTGTAGAAAAAGGGTAATCCATGTCAATACAGATAAAAGTATTCAATAAAGGCACACGCCCTGTTGTATTCCAAAGAGATAGAACCGGGGTCAAAGCGATTCACCCCGGCAAGTTTCTTTTGTTTGACCCTGACAAGGCCAAGGTTATCATTAGTAAATTCGATGATGCTTGCTCTAAAGGGGATTACGCAAAACACCTTACAGATCTGGAAAAGGCCAGAGAAAAAGAGCGAGAAAAATCAAAGGCTGAAGCTGAAACCAAGAAAAAGGATAAGGAGAAATCAGCTCTCGAGGCGAAGAAAAAAAATGAATCAGCGAGCTAGGAATGACTTGCACGATAACGGCTGAAGAATTCAAAACCTATTTCGACCGTGGGCAGTTCACCTATGGCTCTGCTATTCCCGCAATCAGAGACAAAGATATTGATTCGGCAATCGCTGAGGCTCTTGCCGTTTTTAATACTGGATTGTGGCCTAACGAGGAAACCTGTAAACTTGCCCTCTCCTATTTGACTGCTCATTTCGTCCAGCTAGATTTGGATGTTGTTTCATCCAATGGTCAACCAAAATTTAATCAATCCTCTCGATCTGCTGATGGAATATCGGAATCCCTTTCAATTCCTGAGTGGATGAGTGAGGGTGAATTCGCTTTTTACTCAACTACTTACTACGGGCAAAAATACCTTGTCCTTGCCAAGCCCTATCTTGATGGCGCTGTATTTGTCGTCAATGGTGGGACTCTTCCATAATCAATAGAACCAAAGGAAAACATGACCACACAAATAATCGTAAACGCTCATTGCGGAAGTAATAAAGAAGTTAAAATCAAAACCACAGGAGAGGAAGAAGTTACGCTCCAAGATGGTGAAACAAAGGACGATCTTTATGTTTATGATGATCGTGAGATTTCAATTAAAGAAGTTGAAAAGAGTAATAAATAATCATGTCAGCGTTTTCCCACAAAACAGGTGATAATTCAGTAACAGGCGATTTCTCCAAGCTGGAAAACCTTGTTAAAAATCTAGGAAAGAAATTTTATACTGATATTGGAATTCTAGGTGCAGGTGGGAAAACTGCAAAAGGTGGAATCACTCTGGCGGGGATGGGTGCTGTTCATGAATTCGGAACGGATAAGGCAGGAAGAGGCAATAAAACGAAAATCCCTGAAAGATCATTTATTAGGGATCCATTAGAAACCGGACAGGGAGACATTGAAAAGCAGATAGAACCACGCATTCAAGAACTTCTTGAGAATGGCGATATCAAAAGGATTTTTGAACTGATTGGAATAGCGGGTGAAGCACGGATTCAGGAAGCTTTTGAAACAGGCGGGTTTGGTACATGGGAAGACATCACAGAAGCAACAAAGAAGGCTAAAGGGTCAGATGCTATTTTGATTGATATTGGAGCACTTAGGCAAGCAATCACTTCCAGAGTTGGGGGTGGATAATGCCAGTACCCTATCTTGGAAACGCTTTGAATGGGTGGGTAAAAACGACCAGTATAACGGTCATAACTCAAACTGTTGTTGATCATGAGACCGTAGAAACTCTGTCAAATGTTTCTTACCCCGTTAATTTTCAGCCAATGCCAGCGGCAAAGGTAAACCGAAAACCTGAAGAACAAAGGACCTGGAAATGGTGGTCGGTGATTATCAGAGATAAAACTGTTTTACTGAAAACGGACGATATCATCCAAGATGGTTCTGGAAAGAAATTCAGAATCGAACAAGCAAACGATTGGAGGGAATCAGGGTTTTCAAAATATGAAGTCGTTGAGGATTACGTATGACAAGACCAGAATTTAAAAAATTAAGGAAGAAATATTGGTTTATTACTGATTCCTATTTTATATGGCTGATCAGGAACAGGAAGTATGGAACAACTGTTTTAAACATGGGCGATAAATGATCAAACCTGATATAATTTTATGTGATATCATTACCACAGATATGAGCTTGGACCCTACCAGGGTTGTGGTTTATGATCAGAATTACAAAGCTCCGAAGGATGACGATATTTATATTATCGTTTCAGAGGGAACCTCAAGGATCATTGGAAACACGAACAGGCTAGACCCTGCAACCGAAAAAGAAATAAAATGCGTCTCGAAATCAACGACTTACAATGTAGAAATCACAAGCAAAAACACGGATGCGAAATATCGAAAAGATGAGATATTGGCCGCTATTGGGTCCGTATATTCTGAACAGCAACAGGAATTAAACCACATGAGGATTTTTAGAACCAGCCAAATTTTGGACCTTTCCTTCATTGATGGCCGTTCCGCTTTGCATAGATATCAAATTCCAGTAATCATCAACAGTGTCCAGAGATATGAGAAAGCGGTAACGGTGTACGATAAATTTCAAGAAACCCAAATTTTAGAGGAAGCATGAATTCAATTAATTTTAACCAGGGGGAAGAATGTCCTTAGATATTGGAAACGTAGTAAGAGTGTCAGTTTCAGGGCCAGAAAGAGGCCTTGCAAACATCAACACATCAGCCCTGGCGATCATCACAGATGAAGCACCGATCCCTGGAGATTTTGGAGTCTCTAGAACATATTTGAACCCCGATGGAGTGGCCGAGGATTTCGGGACAAGCTCTGAAACTTTCCGCCTTGCGCTTGCCGTCTTCAATCAGAAACTGAATATACTCACTGGAAAAGGATTCCTTGTTGTCATCCCCAGACTTCAATCAGCACCGGCTGCAGCTGCTGTAATTATCGGAACAGGTCCAGTTAATCTCCTGGCGTTGACTGCAGCTGATTATAATCTAAATGTTGATGTTGATGGAGGTGGAGCAGCTGATGTACTAATAGGGCCGGTTGACACGACCTCTCTTGCAACTGCCGAAGCGTCTCTGAATAGCACAGCAATTACATCTGCTGGACTTGAGTTTGTTCTATCAGGTGAACTTTCTGCAGCTTTGATTACGCTGCAAACACTCGCTACAGGTGTGGCCAAAACCATTGTTATTGATGCTGCTGGAACTGGAACTGATATCGCTCCACCTCTTGGGTTGGAAGGAAGTGCAACCGGTGCCGATGCTGGAGTTGAAAGAGCAAAAGACGCAATTCTTAGAACAAAAGGAAGCGTTAATTATTTCGGAATCGTCTACAATGAAAAGATGGCCGATGCGGTTCTTACTGAGTTGACTGCAACTGTTCAGAGCCTGGATAAATTCCAAGCTGTTGGTTCGAATCTCACCGCAGATATCGCGGGAGTTTTCACAACCATTGCAAATTCAGGATATACAAAAACAAGGTGTATGATTTACACGAATTCAGAAAATGATTCCCTTGATTTTGCCGCTGGATACATGTCTAGGTTGATGTCTATCGATTTCAATTCGACAGGAACATCCTTAACAATGAACTTGAAAGACTTTATTGGTTTGGTGGGTGATTCTGGAATGACTCAAACCCTACTTGATGCAGCTCAAAAGGCTGGTGTCGATTTTATTGCAGATTTCGGGATTCCAAAGATTTACACTTCAGGTGCTAACCTATTTTCTGACCAAGTTTACACTAGGCTTGCCCTTAAAGTCGATTTACAAATTGCTGGATTTAATTATCTTGCACAGACCACAACGAAAATCCCACAAACAGAAACCGGAATGGATGGTTTGAAAGGAACTTACCGTTCTGTCATGAAAAGATACGTAGGAGTAGGGGTATTCGCACCCGGGGAGTGGACCGGGTCAACCAGATTTGGAAACCCGGCTGATCATGATAGGAATATTGAAGAGTTTGGGTTTTTCATTTATTCTTTGCCAGTTTCCCAGCAAGCACAATCGGTAAGGACTGCCAGAGTAGCGCCAGCGGTTCAAATCGCGGGAAAAGAATCGGGAGCGCTTCACAGCTCTGACGTTGTTGTTTTAGTAGAACCATAAAAAGAGAGTAAAAAATGAGCGTAGCATTAACAGGAAAAGACACGATTGCATTAGGTTCTAGAGGCCTTGCACCTCGAATTTTTGCAGATTTAGCAGATGGGGACACTGCCGTTTTAGATTTCCCTAATAATTTGGTTGAAGCCAAAACAGGGAAAAATGGAAATACAATTTATGCTTTCAACTCCACTGGAAAGGTGGCTACCGCAACTATACGTGTCCTCCGTGGGTCGGCAGATGATAAATATATGAATGCGGAAATGAATAGGTTTTTGCTTGATCCACCATCATACACTTTGATAGATGGTGAGTTTGTAAAGCGCCTAGGTGACGGAATCTCAAATGTGACAAATGATGTTTATTCACTGGATGGGGGTATTGTTCAGAAAATGCCAAACATGAAAGAAAATGTTGAAGGCGATACAGAGCAAGCCGTTTCAATCTGGCAAATCATTTTTGCAAATTCTGATCGAGGTATTTCATAATGAATATTGACGGAAAAGTGCTGATTGTTACGCCTTCATCTTTTGGCGAAGCAATGTCTCTGCAGACTGCAATCGTAAAAGCTCTTAAAGAAAATGGAATCAAGGTTGACTTATCAGGAATCAGCTTTAGTGAAGAGGACATCTTAAAAACTGAAGTTGGGGATATCGGGTGGTTGCTGGAACCTGTCCTAACTGTCTCCACTGACCCAATTATTAGGGAGCTTCTTTTTAAATGCTGCAAAAGAGCATCATTCGGACCAGAGAAAACAAAAATTGATGTTGATTTCTTTGAAGAACCAGAAAATAGGAAATATTACTACCCTATAATGATGGAGGTTTTAAAGGTTAACATATCCCCGTTTTTCGGGTTTGCGAGTTCCGTGTTCTCGAAGTTAAAAGGTCTGACAGACAAGTACCTAAAATCGAAATCAGAGCAACCGAAGAAAACATAATTTGTCTAAGGATCGCCAAGCAAGGGTATTATAGCGGAGATCCTGGAAAAGTTAGAAATGCCCCTGTTGATGATGTATTAAGGATTTTAGAGTATGAGGGGTTTTTGAATGATTACGAATACACTGAATACAAACTAAATGAAAAATGAAATACTCCTATCTAGTACTGAAATGGGTTTACGATGAAAAAGAAGACCCACATATTGAAGTTGTAGGAGTATTTTCTTCTAAAGAAAAAGCAAAAAAAGAGTGCCTGACAGCTTTGCATTTTTGGGGAGAGCTTGAAGTAGACAAGTCTTCACATGGGGAAGGTAAACCATGGCCGACCATATCCAAGGGCTAAATAAAAATGAACATTGCTGAACTATTTGCGCGAATTGGATTAAAAACAGACGAAGATAAAGCTAAGAGTTTCGGGCTGGCAATGAACAAGGTTAAGATCGGACTTATTGCCACAACCGCTATTGCTGCCGGAACCTCTATTGCTATCAAAAAAATCACATCGGATGCAATGAAAGCAGCGGTTGCTTTCAAACAGTTTGAAATTGAAACCGGTGCCAGTGCTCAAGAGCTTCAAAAATGGCAATCCGTAGCAGAGCAGACCAATCAAAGCGCCGAATCTGTTTCTTCAGCAATCAAAGCAATCGTTTCAAATCAGGAAAAAATCAGACTTGGACAAGGTGATATTTCCGGTTTTCAGCTTCTTGGTATTGATCCACGACAGGACCCTTTTAAAATCCTTGAAGAACTCCGAGTAAAAACCAAAGACCTTAATGATGGGATGAAAAAGAACATCCTTTCTCAAATGGGCGTAGGCGCTGGAATGTTACAAACTTTAAGCCTAACCCGAAAAGAATTTGATAAGATGGCAGATCGTGCTTGGATCATATCCCCACAGGCTATCGAAACTCTGAATAAAACCAAATCAGCTGTTGACCTCGCCTCTCGCGCTGTCAATTACATGAAAACTCAAATAGCTGTCGGTTTGTCCCCTCAGATCAGAAAATCTACAAAGGACTTCCAAAAGTGGATGAAGGTTAATGAAAAGGGAATTGTTGAGGGATTTAAGAAAGCTTTCAAATACGTTAATATGTTCGTCAAAGCCCTGTATAATGCTGGAGCAATGATAGATAGGACGGTCGGTTGGAAGGCTGCAATCTGGGGCTTAGTTGGTGCTTTTGTTGCGCTTAACGCTACCTTGCTTCTTTCACCAATCGGTTTAATTGCTGCCGGGTTTATTTTGTTGGTAGCCGTTCTTGATGATCTTCAAGTATATTCAAAAGGTGGGAAGTCTCTATTTGGGGCTTTAATGAAAGAGTTTCCTAATTTGGAAAAAACCATTTTTGGAACCTTCAAAACAATTAAAGATGTTTTTGAATTGATGAAATCTTTTGCGACAGGTGATAATCAAGGTATTAAAAATATAACTAAGGAATGGGGCTTGTTTGGTGATGCTATTAGAGCTGTTGCCGAAGCCCTTGAGTGGGTTCTTCCATTTTCAGAAAAGGGTATAAAAAGGCTGGACGAGAATATAAAAACATACAGTAAAAGCAATACAGATTTTAGCAATATGGAATTTGGCACACCATGGATTTTCCAAAAAATTATGGATAAGTTTTCCGGTGGCGGCACCACGACACAAACTGTCAGTATAAAACAAACTATTAACGGAACAAGTGATCCAGTGGCAACAGGTGATGCTTCAGCAAAATCATTACAGAAGTCAATCAATGCAGCTTCAGCTCAGCTTTCAAGAAATGAATAATGACTTTTGATCCGACACCGCAAAAAACAACTACGGGATCAACAGATTCAAGGGCGTATCTCGACGAACATGCAAATGCAATAGTTCAAGTAAAAGGGCTTCCAGGAATAGCGGGGTTTTTGTTTGATGTCCCTGATCAAGATTCTATTCAACTGGATTGGGATGTTACGGACCACTACACAGAAAGCAATTCCTTTCTCAATGACCATAAAGTAAAAAAACCTACCATAGTTACTCTTTCGGGCTTTGTCGGTGAATTGGTTTACAGATCCCCTGAAGGAGCTGAAGGAGCCGTTCAAGGAATTTCAAACCGATTGGAAACGGTAGAGGCGTATTTAGGGGATAATACACCTGGAGCCGTTCAGGAGGCTCAAAGAGTAGTGCAGCAAGCCCAATCTGCAATATCAGCAATCAACCAGACATTGGACAAGGTCGGTAACATAGTCGGTTTTTTTTCCGGTGAAGGA